AATCCCAGACGTTACTCCTACAGCCAACTCATCCCAGGCACCCTCACGGCACACAAGAGATCCTACTTAGGGCTGCTCCATTCCTGACCTGACCCGGTTCGTAAGTTCCTGTTGCGTGAGACCCAAAAATCTACGCCGCTTATAAGAGGCAGCTCTACAATTAACAACCCTCTGCGGGATATCACCCCAACTCTAGCGGATTGATGGTACAAGGTACCGCTACCACCCCGGCTGCTCGAGTTTTAAGTATATCATTGAATCTCGGTAACTGTCAATAAATTTTCGCTCATTTCTCTCCAACTGAAAAGTCAAGCAATAAATGCAAAACTTTACTTGCGAAACATCATTTCATCATTTTGCACAACTATGTTTGCGTTTTGTTGGTAAATTTGCACAGACTGCCCCTCTTTTCGTTTTGCTCTCTGCTTATTCTACTCTTTTTATGCCAGTCTCGCCAGTTCTTCCTGGAACAGTTCGCCGGAGGTTTTCCATCCGAACATCTCCCTTGGGTAGTCGTTGATCCAGTCCTCTACCATCTGGATATCGTCCTCTGTCCGGTCATCGAAGTTCTCTCCCTTCGGTATCTTCCTTCGCACCAGTCGGTTCTGGTTTTCGTTGCTGCCACGCTCAAAGGAGCAGTATGGGTGGCAGTAGAACACGGTCACTCTCTTTTCGGACTCATCTGCTGCCGACTGCTGCATTCCCTCCCAGTCAGCGAACTCCGAGCCATTGTCCACGGTTATGGTCTTGAACACCTGCCCGAATCGCTCTCCCCATTCCGCTTCTAACTGATCCAGTCGCTTGCAGACCTGCTCAGTCGTGTGCTCATATAAAAGGTATATGAGTTCGTTCCTGGTCTTTCTCTCTGTCAGTACCAGAAGGCTGTGTTTACTTTCCCCTCTCTTGCCTACCACTGTGTCCATCTCCCAGTGTCCGAATTCCTCTCTGGTGTCGATGTCCTCTGGCCGCTTCTCTATGCTTGTACCTGCGTTGGCTCTCGCCTGTCTGCGGACTTTCTTATTCTTCTTTTTCCGTCTGCCTTTTACTGGGAGTTCCTTATTTGTGATTGTGAGGAATATCCCCTTGTCGATGTAACTGTAAAGGGTCGGCTTGCTAATCTCTGTTTCAAACTCCAACCCCTTGGCTTTAATTTCTCCGAGGACTGCTCCGGGCGAGTATCCGTCCTCTGCTATCTTTGTTTCTATGTACTCTGCCAGTCTGTGGTCTTTGCCTATCTTAAGGTCTGGACCCTTATCTCGCAGGTTCTGTTGATACTTATCCTCTGCGATGTCTGGGGAGTACCGTTCTTCCTCTGTCAGATCTGAATTGGTATGTGTGTATGTTCCTCTCTTTATCTCACGGTATATGGTGCTGACATGGACTCCTATCTGGTCAGCGATTTCCTGTTTGCCGTGTCCTGCTTTCAGCAGTGCTTCTAATTTCAGCCTGTCGGCTCTGGATAACTGTTTAAATCTGCGCATGGCAGCACCTCCTTGTCTCTTTCTACTATTATCGGTGTTAAAGTTATAAATTTCAATAACAAAACACTTATAAATAAGGATAAGATACCAACAAAGAAGTGGTGCTTTTATGGTTATATTTTTGTTGAATTTATGGGTTATAAAAGACTTGAATACCTCCGCAACCCAAGGTAATATACAGACAACCTAAAGGAAAGGAGGTGCATCCGATGAATTTGGATGATTTGGTTTCTAAAATAAATAAGCTGAGTAAAGTTGTTCGAGCCCTTACTCAGCTTGCATTGGAAATCGGAACGCTCGTAGCGGTTATCCGATTCATCATCTTATGATGATGGCTTGGGGGAGGGGTCCACCTCTCTCCCTTGCTTCTCAAAATATACCACACGATTGGAGGTCTTGTCAATGAAACGGTTATGTGTTTCAGTTTCGGTTCTGGCTTTTCGGATAGCGGAGTTGCTTATCGTGGTTTCTGGTCTGCTTCTCCTGCTTTCCAGAATGTAGCCGGTCCGTCCGGGGCAGTGCATCTGCTCCGGCTCTAACCCACCGATGTCTGGTCCCAAGTCCAGAAGGCGGAAGCGTGAGGGGAGCAAAGGACAATGCCATGTCTGAGTGATGTCTGACAAGTTTGCCTGGTTTTTAATGTGAAAGCCTTAAAGGTAGGAGGAGTTATTGGTTTTTACCGATTGCCTATCGCAACTCGTTGATTTTGTTTCCTGCGTTGCAGAGAAAGGGTTAGGTGATGTGTAGCCGAGCACGAGGTCTTATCTGGTGTACCGTAACACTGGACGCTCTCTCCAGTCGGGCGAGACCGATGGGCGACATGGCTTATTGTTCCTTTTTAAAAAACGGCGATAAATTTCCGGCGATAAAATCTGAAAGGATCTGATAAAATGATTTATATTGATAAGTGCCGCACCGACCTCGGTGTTACCGTGGACGAGTGGGCGGTTGATGATAGATGTCGGTTCTCTGATTCCGGCAAGGTCGGCATAGGGACTGGTGTTCGTGTGCTCGATATTACTGACAAGTTTGGTGATGTTCTGGTTCGCCTTGTGATTTCGGATTCCTGCCCTGACAATGTCAGCAGGTTCTCCTGCAGGGAGGTGTTGTCTCATGAATAAAGAATTGCTTGAGCCGATCATGCGTGCTCACGGAGATAAAAATAAGGACTTGGCTGCGGCCATTGGTATGTCCGTTCCGAACTTCTCCACCATCTGGAATGGTCGTGGCGAATTCGCTCTGAAGTATATCCGTCTCATTGCCCGGAGGTATTCTCTTACCCCGGAGCAAGTCTATAAAATCTTTATCTTTCCGCAGGGGTAATCATTGCCCCTGCTTTTTCTTTGGCTTTCAAATCTGCCCCATTTAGGCAATAAAAAAGACCCAGTGGGTGTTTGTTCCACTGGGTTGCTTTTCGTCTTATTCTGGCTGTCACGGTGCGCCACGCTCTGGGTTCTGCGTTGCGGTGTTCCCGACATTTATGTCGGTCACATCGTCCGGGTGCTTACCCCCTTTAGAACCCCCTCTGCGGCACATCATACCTCCACTCTTTTTATAAGTCAATCGCCAATTACAGAAGTTCATTGACCTTCTTCTGCACGGCTGCGTAGTCGTATCCGGCTGCCTTCAACTTCTGCTTTCTGGTTTCGCCGTTGCCCCACTTACCTGCGATCACTTCCTTGGCTACCTCAGTAACGCTTTTCTGCGGTTTTACTCCAAGCTGTGCATTGACCTCTTTCTGGACTGCATCGTAGTCATATCCTGCTGCCTTGATGCGGTTCTTTCTGTCATCGCCATTTCCCCACTGTCCTGCAATGACTTCCTTGGCGATTTCTGCCACGCTCTTTTTCGGTGCGGATGTTGCTCCTGCAAGGCGGTTCACTTCTGCCTGCACCGTTGCGTAGTCATATCCGGCAGCAGCCAGTCTATTCTTGCGGTCATCTCCGTTTCCCCAGTCTCCTGCGAGCACTTCCTTTGCCACCTCAGTGACGGATTTCTTCTCGCCCTGGTTCTCTTTGGTTTCCTCTCCGTAGTAGTAGTCCATATCTACATTGCCATCGATGCCGCTTACTGTTCCGGAACTGGTGTACTGGTGGAATGCGCAGTCATAGTCCGGAGATCCTGTGTAATCTGCGAGCCAGTACACATACTTGGAGAGCACTTCGTCCGAATACATATTTCTGTGGTAGTCGATGTTGGAATAAACACCTGCCTTGTATCCGTGGATTTCCACGTACTCACAGAATGCCTTTGTGAATGCGATGCACTCATTCTTTCCGAGGGTCACTCCCTTTGCCTTGGCTTTCTTTACGGTGTCGTACTCAAAATCGTAGAATACGATCACATCTTTTCCGAGACCTGCCTGTTCCATCTGCTTGATGCAGAATGCCGCCTCCTGCGCTGCCTGTTCTGCGTTGAGTGCATAACTGAAATGATATACTCCCTTGATCTCGATGCCATTCTTTCTGCAGCCATCCACATACTGGCGGAACTTTGCGTCTACCGTCTGTGCGTATCCTTCACGGAGGATTGCGAACTTGATGCCGTCTGCTGCTACTCTGGCAAAGTCTACATTGCCCTGCCAATATGAAATGTCCATACCTTTGATTGCCATATCTGTTTCCTCACTTTCTGTAATAAAATAGGGCAGCCTACTGGCCGCCCTGCTGCGTATGTTTCCTGTTACTGTTCCTCGGTATCATCCGAAGCACCGATGTTGGCGGAGTCGGTCAAGCCTTCCCCGATGATGTAAGCCACCACGGACGCTCCTGCCATAATCAGTGCAGTTACCTGCGTTGCCGTGTTATCTGTTCCGCCTGTGGCGAGGATCATCATTGAGACAAATGATGCCACTGCCGTCCACAGTTTTCTGCTTGTGAGTTTTCTTACCCAGTCGATTTTCTTCATTGCTTTGTCCTCCTGTTATACAATTTGTTTAAGTGCCTGTTCGTTCAAAAAGTCCTTCTGCTCATGCTTGACTTTCTGAGCGTAGTCGAGTGCTGCGTGCATATCCCCATTGCAGTGTGCGTCCGGGATTCTCTGCACCGCTCTGGCTGTCGCTTCTCCGAGTGCCAGGGAAGCATTGACGCAGTTGATGATGCAGAGTTCATTCTTCTCTCGGATCTGCTCTCTGGCATCTACTTCCTTCTGCCGTTCTTCCCGCTCTGCTTTTTCCTTGTCGGCACGCTTCTGTATACTCTGCTCGATGAGCCAGAAAAAGAAGCCAGTCAGTGCCGATGGGATACTCGCTGCCACGATGATTGCTGTCACATCCATGCGCTGCACCTCCTCTCTAAAAAGACCGCCCTGTCCGGACGGTCCTTAATTCTGATTTAATTTCTCACACCGCTTGCATGGGTACTGCGTCATCGGTATGTGGTAATTTGTGCAGTGGGCACAGGTGCCGCTTTCCTTGCAGTCGAGGTCACATTCTTTCATGTGCTTATGGCAGTACCTGCTCCCATGTGCGTGGGTACATTGGAAGTTATTTTGCCTTGGTTTCTGCCTTGTACTTCTCGCCTGTGATTTCCTCGTACTCTGCTTCATCAATAGTTCCCTTCTCCACTCTGGCTGCGATCTGTTCCTTTGTCAGCCTGCCTGCGGCATAAAGTCTTTTCAGACTGTCGATTAATAGTCTCATTATAACAATCCCTCCTCGATAAGCTGTGCGGTGTAATCATCAATCGCCTTGTCGGTGTTGATCTGCTTGATGGATTCCAACATCTGGTATTCCGATACAGTGATTTCCCTGCTTTCGCACTCCCAGTCGGTGTAGGCTTCCATGCCCTCGGTTGCTTCGTGCTGCACTTTCTCGATGTTCTTTCTCTGGATGTAGATGCCGTCAGCCACAAGCTGCAGCTCCTGCGGCTCCTCGGAGCATCTTTCCTTGGTCCATTCCTTCATGATTCTGCCTCCTTTTGATTTTTGATATTATTTTCTTAAGCCGGCCCACATGGATATAAGGTTTTATCCTGCTCTGGTAACAGTCGTATGTGTCCGTGCAGGTAAACCATCCCATGTACGACAGCATGGCTTCGATGTGTCTGTGAAA